GATTATTGTGGCTACCTATGGTGTTGCCGCTGTGGGTATTAATATCCCTAGGATTTTTAATTTGGTTCTTGTGGAACCCGGGAAAAGTTTTGTCCGCGTTATCCAAAGCATTGGACGCGGCATAAGAAAAGCCGAAGACAAAGAGCATGTTCAAATCTGGGACATAACTTCAACATGCAAATTTGCAAAACGACACTTGACCAAACGCAAGCAATTTTATAAAGAAGCTAACTATCCCTTTACTCAGGAAAAATTAGAATGGATGAAAATAAAATAACTGTTGCAGTGTGCGGAGACAGTTTTTGTACTGCATCAACTGTTGATCTCAAAGAGGTGGGACTGCGAGCGCATTTTAGTCAGATGCTTGAAGACCAATATGGCTATCAAGTTATCCATCTAGCGCATGGCGGATTTAGCAATGCTGGAATATTTTTTCAAATGCAAAAAGCCCTTGAGCTTGGAGCTGATGTTGTGGTCTACAATCGCACATGGGCCAGCAGAATAAACTTGTCCATGCATGACAACTTTGAGCCGTCTCAAGGCCTAAAGAATTTTATCTATTCTAATCCGCACATGCCCAGCACTGGTTCGCCGCATGTGGGCGATAGCAAGGCTGCAATTTTTTCCACTGTGTGGCAGAATTTAGAAAACAGTCCATTTTTTGATTTTACCAAAGAACAACTTGTTGCTGTTGACCTGTACATGAAGTATTTTATGAACTACAATTTTCAAGACACCATTGATGGATGGTTGTTTGAATTTTGGCACAACAAGATCTTGGATGCAGGTGTACTGCCTGTTTTTTTCAACAATGATAATGTGGGAAAAGTCGCTTATGATTTCAGTGGCAACAATCCCAACGTCGACACACCGTTTCACACGGATCGTGCAACTCAGCAAACAGTTGCCAACAACATACACCAAATAATACATGGGCAAAATATACAAAGACATCAATAACTTTCTGCCGCAAACTCCACGTGGAGTGTTTGTGGAAATTGGCAGCGACCGTGGAGAAGGGAGTACTCAAACTCTGGCTGAAGTGGCTCAACAACACAACACTCGTTTGATCACTGTGGACATTTCCAGCAAAGCGCAGAGTAGATTGTCTCACACGTTATCAAACACTGACTTTGTTGTGGCATCTGGATCTGTCTGGGCTAGAGAATTTGCTAATACCCACACCGACATTGCTGTGTTATATTTGGATAACTTTGATTACATCTGGGATATTGATAGTGTGAGTGCAGCCATCCGCCAACAAATGCATGACTATGCTGGACAAGGAATTGTAATGAGCAATCAACATTGTCAAATTGAGCACATGCGGCAAATGGTTGCATTAACACCCTTGTTGAGTCCCGATGCTGTGGTAGCATTTGACGATACCTATTGCGTAAACGACTGTTGGATTGGCAAGTGCGGTCCAGCAGTGGTTTATTTGCAGTCGCTGGGATGGACTGTGGTACACCAAACTTTAGATTGTGGTGTGATCATGAAAAAACTTGACAACGTCAATTAAATTCTGTATACTGATAACATATGAGAATACTAACTTTAGATAACACTTACTACGACTTGGATCACTTGCCAGAAGAAATTGATGACTTGAGATTTGCAATTTTAGATAACTCCAATCCTGCAGACCCAGACTATCACTTTATTCCATTGATCTTCTTGGAGAGTTTTAACGCTCCTGCTTTGGTTTTACGCATAGGTGATATCACACTCAAAATGCCCATGGACTGGCAAATCCTAATAGGTGAACCTGACATTGGTGACTTGGAAGTGTTGCCCTTGACATCAATCAATGATCGAGGCTTTAGAGTGTTTCAATTCAACCCACTGACCAGTTATAGGCCTAGTTTTCCTGACATTGAAATACTAGATGTCTATCATGAAGTCAGCTGGTTTGCACCCAAACTCAAAAATGGGCAAATGTTGGCTGTGCCTTTGAATAATGATCCGGAACCTGACTGTGTGTACTTTGTAAAGGACATCAGTCGCAATTGTGAAATTGTAGACTACAACAAGGCCTGGTAATGCCCTATACTGAACCAGAAATATTTGAAATTATCAATCGCTTGGCCAGAGTGTATCTGGAAAGTTACCCCGACGACCGTGAAGGCTTAGAACGTTTCCTGCGTTGGGCACATTTACAATACGGTTATCAATATGGGAACCCTTAAACCAGGTGCCACATACATCTACGAGCGCAACGGTAATGAGGTGTATGCTCGTGAGTCAGGTGCTGATCCTTCTACTCGTGTGCTGGTTGGATATGGATATGATCCTATGACTGGACATCAAATATCCTACGATAAACGAACCAGCGACGGCCGACCATTGTTTGATCACCTAATGGAAGACAAGATGTGGGGCGAAATTCGGCGAGAAGCTCGTACCAATCCCACTTTACAAGACGCACTAGAACGTGCTATAATGATTTATAAACTAACCAAAACCGAATGAATGATAACCTGTCCATCGGCAACGAGATGCAACAATTTGATCGCAAGAACAGAGCGTTCTATGATCAATTGTCTGATGAAGAACGCAAAAAGTTTAGCCCTTTTTTGATGATACGTTGGGGTTCTGCGGTGGAAGGATCTCGAGAGCTTCAAGAGTTTTATGTGATTGCCACCAACGAACGATTGAACAAACATTTTTTTAACATCAGCACGACCAAACACAAAAAACTTCAATGGTTACTGGCCACTACTGTGAGTCCTGGCCTGGGTGCTCAACGACACAACTGGATTGCTCCCAAGAAAAAAGATGCCACACTTACCGGCAAGCGAAAACAACTGGCAGAAATTTACCCACATCTCAAAGATGATGAAATTAGTGTGCTGGCCGGAATCACATCACAAAAAGAAATAAACGAGTATCTCAAAAAATTTGGTGAAGGATCATGATGAAATATCAACAGCTGGTGGTTAATGGGTGTAGTTACATGGAGAGCTATGCCAGCGGATTTGGCCATCAAGAATTAGCAGAACGATTGTCAATTCCCCAGGCCATAAGTTTGGCCATTGGGGGCAGCGCCAATTCGCGTATTATTCGAACCACGCTCAAGCACAGTTACATCACGCTACAGCCCACGTTGTATGTGTTGGGAATGACATTTGTCAGCAGAGAAGAATTGCCAATTTTGCAAGCCAGCAGTGATTTTGAAGGTCGATGGACTAATTTTCAAAATCAAAGCTGGAGTTCGCGATGGGATGCTCCCTGGACACAAGCAGATACTGATGCAATGATTGAACTCAAACTCAAATGGGAATTGAATAGCATACTGGATCGTGCAGAAGATCTCATGTATCGTATACTTGCTATGATACACAGTTTAAAATCTAGAGGCCATGCTGTGATAGTTTTCCAGCAGGCTGATAATTTATATGAATCTTATTTAGATTCACCAAGACTAAAATTGTTTCACAGTGAACCTGAAATAGTTGAAGGATACAAGTGGCGTGCCATACCATGGCAACATGAACGAGGAGTTCCAGCAACAGATTATGGTCCAGGAGCTCTTCAGTATGTGCCTCCAGAAATAGCACATCGGCAACCAGGATTTCATCAAGAACTAAACATGTTTTTGACTGCATGGATCAACAACAACAATCTACTAAAATGACCCAGTGTCAGTACTGCAAGAAAGATTTTATCAAAGAAACTTCTTTGGCAGTGCATGTGTGTGAACCCAAACGGCGCAGACAGGAACGAGCGGAGCGTGGTGTGGAACTGGGTTTTCAAGCCTACATACGCTTTTATGAAATGAGCCAAGGTTCGGCTCGGCTCAAGACATTTGACGACTTTGCTGACTCGCCTTACTATCGTGCGTTTGTGAAGTTTGGACGCTATTGTGTGAGCACAAGAACTATCAATCCCAAACAGTTTCTTGAGTGGCTGTTGAAAAACAACAAAAAGATCGATCGTTGGGCAAGTGATCAACTGTACACAGAATATCTCATACAATACTTGCCATTAGAGAATGTGGCAGATGCTCTAGCACGAGCTGTAGAGTTTGGCATGGACTGGGCAGAGAAAAATTCAGCACAGCCACAGGACTGTTTGCGATATGGCAGCACACCGGCCATGTGCTATGCAGTCACAACAGGTAGGATATCACCTTGGGTAATTTACAATTCAGAGTCAGGACAACAGTTCTTGGGTGAACTCTCTCCTGATCAAATCAGCATGGTATGGCCCTACATTGACTCAGATGTGTGGCAAAAAAAGTTTCACAACTATCCAGCTGATCAAGAATACGCAAAAGATATATTAAGCAAGGCAGGTTGGTGACATGGAAACGGTGATATTTTTAACCCTAATACTTTTACAGATCAAACACTGGTACATTGACTTTGTGGATCAAAGCATGGCGGAAGTCAACCACAAAGGCCAATACGGACATTGGTTGGGCATGCGGCACAGTCTCAAACACGGCATTGGCACAGCCTTGTGTGTTGGATGTGTGCTAGGTCCTGTGTACTGGGCCGCCAGCATCATGATGGGCGTGATAGATGCTGTGGTTCACTATCACATTGACTGGGCCAAAATGAACTGGGGCAATAGAGACCTTCAAAATCCCAGCTTCTGGGCACACTTGGGCCTGGATCAGATGGCACATCAGTTGACTTACATTGGCCTTGTGGCTATAATTGCATTATGATTAGATCTATTAGCGGCAGCAAATACATTCAAGTGTCGGGCGGCACGTTCACCAATCCATACATCAGTCCAGGTGCAAGCGGCGCAGGCATGTTGAGATGGAACTCCGGCATGAACTGTATGGAGGTAAACGATGGCAATTCGTGGCAGCAGATTCACTCGGCACATCCTATGATCACTCTCACAACAGACGCTGAAACCCTGTTAGATTGGGCACGAGCCAAGCGTGATGAAGAATGGCGCATTGCGCACCTGGCAGCACAACATCCCACAGTGGCAGATGCATTGGCAGCAGTGCAACTGGCCAAAGAAAAACTGCAGGTGGTGACTGCACTTTGCGATACTGACAGCAAGTGAATAATTTTCAAAAGTTATTTGAAGGTGCTAACACACAAACAAAAATTTGTGGGATGTGCCGTAACGAAAAACCTATTGGATGTTTTGGATTTGATGGCGGTGCCAAATATAGAAGATATGAATGCAAAGAATGCGCAAGAGCTCAAAGTAAATTGGTTGCAAAATTAAAAAAAACAGCTCCGGCAGTGCCATTAAATTATCGATGTCCTATATGCAATCGCAATGAAGAAGAAGCACACGGATACAGTGTAAAAAAGAAAACAGTATGGTGTGCAGACCATGATCATATTACTGGCGAATTTAGAAATTGGTTGTGTCATAAATGCAATTTAGGGCTAGGAAACTTCGCTGACAATTTACAAAGACTGCAATCTGCTGTACAATACTTGGAAACTTATGAGCGCAGACATTGACATTGATGTGCCGGATAGAACGGCTGTGCTGAAATTAATCCAGCACACTGCCGCACGGCAACTGCATCAAGGTCAAGTGCGTAAACACAATTCAGGCATCTATGTCACAGACATTCCTAGAGACATACCCAATGGCTGTGCAGCCATAGACTATGAGTCAGCAGAACAGCGTGGATACTTCAAGATAGATCTGTTGAACATGAGTGTGTATCAGTTGATTCGTGACCCTGCACACTATGCTGAAATGTTGGCAGCCGTGCCACCATGGCAGAGACTGTGGACTGATACTGCTTGGGCTAGTCAGTTGGTTCATGTGGGCAATTACACAGACTTGATGCTGTCAATGCGGCCAGATTCAATACCCAGAATGGCAGCGTTTATCTCAGTTATTCGCCCGGGCAAAGCACACTTACAAAATCGCCCGTGGACAGAAGTGTTTGCCGAAGTGTGGAACGGAGATGATTCTAAAGGTTACACATTCAAAAAGTCGCACAGTATAAGTTACGCGGCTTTGGTCGCACTACACATGAATCTACTCAATCAAGACGCCGCACAAGTGTGATTGATTTTCGCTTGCTTTTCTTGCGAGCAATGTCCATCAAACTGCACACTGGACCGTGTAAAACTTCAAGATCTTTGTTGGAAAATGTGCGCAACGTAAATCTAAATTTGTCCCAATCTTGGCGAAGGAATATGTTGATGGGGATGGATCTATTGCTTTCCCACCACCACTGATTGGCCAGTTCTAAAAACAACATTTTGTCTTGTTGGTCAACTACAGATCCAAAGTCGTAGATGGTAGTCACGCTGTCATCTCTGTTTTGTATAATGCCCACGTATTCTGCGTTTGCATAACTGCAAAGAGTAATAAACGGGTATTTTTCTGCCAGCTTATCGAAGATTGTATTGCCCATAAATATTGTTCGAGGATCCTATGTATTCAACCACCGTTTACTTATACCAGCAAATTACCAAAGTCTTGTTAGTTGACACCAGTGGTGGATATTTCACAGCGAGGTACGACCCAGTGTATGCAAAACAATTAACTGTAAACAAAGGTGTAGATAATGTTCTACTCTTTGAATTTATCAATCAAGAACAGAAACCGGTAAACATCACTGGCTCTGCATTTGTGTTTCGTTTGATGAGCCAAAACGGAGACAGAGTACTGGTGGAAAAAGACATGACAAGTCTTAGCAATTCACTAGGACGAGTAAAAGTGGTGCTGGACATCGAAGACACCATTAATCTAGTTGCACAACCAGCTAGTTATTCAATACAGCGCACTTCTGGTGATTACATACAAGCAGTGTATGTGGACGCCAACAGCCAAGCACGTGGTGACTGTAACATTGTGGATTCTGTGCTACCGCAGTTTGTGCCCAGTCATGAACTCACTATTCCCACAATTTATGGCAAAGCACAACAACTAACACCCGGACCGACCAACTATCCCGACTGGGCGCTAACACCTCCTCCAGTAAATACCACGCAACTTACTGAATTCTACAGCAGTTTTATTGACACATCTCATCAGAGTTTGACAACAGTCAAGATGGATCTGGATCACTTTACAGGCACTGTGAAATTTCAGGCCGCACAAGATTACGAATCTATCTGGTACAATGTAACTGACAGTTATAGCTTTTTTGATGAAACTTCCACACAGTATTTCAACGTGGTAGGATTTTATCCCTTGATTCGAGCAGCTTTTAACAACAGTCAAGGATTTGGCGGGCAAGCAACAGCACAGGTTTCACCTGAGGGTGTGGTCACAGGAATCAGCTTGAGCAATGCTGGCAAGAATTATGTGGCTGCACCCAAAGTTCAAATCTTGGGAAATGGATCTGGCGCAGAAGCTATAGCCACCATTGGGGCCGACGGCCAAATTGCAACCATTGTAGTGACCAATGGCGGTTCAGGTTACTTGCCAATTCAATACCAAGGCACACAACAGGCCACGGTAATGATTACCACTGGATATATTGACAATCTCCAATATCGTTGATTTAGCCCGGCTGATCTGCTATACTGTATAGATGCTTGACATCCTTGCGTATCTACCTGCAAAAAGAAAACCCACACCATCTGGTTGGTTGAGTTTCAATGCGGTTTGCTGTCAGCACAATGGCAGCACCAGAGACACAAGAGGTCGGGCTGGGCTCAAAGCTATTGAAGCAGGATGGAGTTATCACTGTTTCAATTGCGCCTATACAGCCAGTTTTATTATGGGTCGGACCCTAAGTGTTAAAGCTCGCAGACTACTAGGATGGATGGGTGTGCCAGACAACGAAATTGAAATGCTCAATTTGGAAAGTCTGCGGCATCGTAGCATACATGGCATACTAGAAGATAGACAACAGGCCTGGAATCAACTAGCTGGCTTCACATTTGAAGAACGAGACCTGCCACCACATGCTGAGTTGTTGATGCCCGAACATGGGCCATATTGGGATTATGTGCGTGGTAGACATGTGCCTGAAGATTTTCCTGCTATGGTACAGATAGAGAATGATGGTATTCATTGGACACGCCCACATGTGGTGATTCCGTTTACATACGAAAATAAAATTGTAGGATACACTTGTAGATTTTTAGACAACCGTCAACCCAAGTTTATTTCAGACAGCCAACCAGGTTATGTGTTTGGCACAGATTTACAGCACAAAGACTGGACCAATGTGATAGTGACAGAAGGCATATTTGATGCATTGAGTATTGGTGGTGTGGCTGTGATGCACAACACAGTGAGTGATGCACAGGCCCGACTGATACGCAATCTGGGTCGAGACATAACTGTGGTGCCTGATCAAGACCTAGCAGGTGTAGAACTGGTAGATCGTGCTGTGGAACTGGGATGGGCGGTAAGTATACCCGACTGGCCCAAAGGCTGCAAAGATGTCAATAATGCTGTGATTGCCATGGGGCGTGTGGGCACCTTGCTAACTATAATGGCAGCCAGAGAAACTAGTAAAATCAAAATAGAGATAAGGAAACGACAACTTGTTAAAAAAATACAATAGGCTTTGGGTGTTTGGCGACAGTTATAGCACACCAGATGTTTGTGTTTCCCCACAAGAAAGTTTTTGGGGGCTAACTGCTTCTGAGTTGGGTGTTGGTACTGTGATTAACTGTAGCAGATCTAAAATAAGTTTTGACAGTGTGTGTCAAATGCTAATAGGTGAACAGCAAAGATACAACTTTGAGCAAGACTTTTTTGTCATTGGTCTGCCACCATTAGAAAGAATTACTATATTTGACGATTACAAAGACACAGCGTTGGTAAGTTCCGTATTTGATACAAAAACCTGGCAGGCACAACCCAGTAATGTTGCAAGTCATCATGGATTGGTAAATTTGCAGTACAAGGAACTTGATCGATTGTCGGTGTTGATCAGTGATCGTAGTTGGATTGAAACTCAGGTGCTACGACAAATATTTTTAATAACTCAGTGGTTGGATTCTTGCGACGCTAACTACATTATTGTAAATCTCAGTAAAAATTTAGATCCAAACAATCACTGGGGACCAAGCCAATACATACTAGATTATTGTGTAAATCACAACAGATGTAAATTGTTTGATGGCTCCATGTATGATGTCAACTTAAATATCAATCGGCCGGCAGACTATGACAATTTTGGTTGGCACGGGCACCACGGACCTGCTGGCAACCGACATTTTTTTGAAACAAGCGTAAAGGACAAACTTTGTTAAAAGAATACGGACTTGATGTCCAACGACTATTTCTAGAAATGATGTTGGAGGACGCACAGAGTTATGTGCGTGTTCAAAACATCTACAACCCGCAGAACTTTGACAAGAGTTTGAGACCTGCGGCTGAGTTTATTAAAGAACACTCAGACAAACACAAGACCCTGCCGGAACGTACACAGATTTCTGCAACCACTGGCGTTAAATTAGCAGCCGTGCCGGATTTAAACGAAGGGCACTTTGATTGGTTCATGGGCGAGTTTGAAGCATTTACTCGACGTCAAGAACTAGAACGTGCTATCTTAAAAGCCGCAGACTTACTGGAAAAAGGCGAGTATGATCCAGTTGAAAAACTCATCAAAGATGCAGTACAGATATCACTTACCAAGGACATGGGCACAGACTACTTTGCTGATCCTAAGAGTCGTATTGAGAAGTACTTCAACTCGGGTGGACAAGTAAGCACAGGTTGGCCACAACTGGATAGATTGTTGTATGGTGGATTCTCAAGAGGCGAACTCAACATCTTTGCAGGTGGATCCGGATCAGGCAAATCACTTGTGATGATGAACATTGCTCTAAACTGGCTACAGCAAGGACTTAGTGGTGTGTATATTACACTAGAACTTTCAGAAGAACTTACGTCATTGCGTACTGATGCTATGTTGACCAATATGTCAACAAAAGATATCCGCAAGGACATAGACACCACTGAACTTAAGGTCAAGCTGGTATCCAAGAAGTCAGGCAACTATCAAGTGAAAGGCTTGCCAGCACAAAGCAATATCAACGACATCCGTGCTTATTTGAAAGAGTATCAAATTCAAACAGGCAAGCGGGTAGACTTTGTGATGATTGACTATTTAGACTTGCTGATGCCTGTGAGTGCAAAGGTCAGCCCCAATGACTTGTTTGTGAAAGACAAGTATGTTTCAGAAGAACTGCGCAACTTGGCCAAAGAGCTAGGCATCTTGATGGTCACAGCGTCGCAGTTGAATAGATCAGCTGTGGAAGAAATTGAATTTGATCACTCACACATATCAGGTGGTATCTCTAAAATTAACACAGCAGATAATGTGTTTGGTATCTTTACAAGTCGTGCAATGAAAGAACGTGGCAAGTATCAAATCCAGTGTATGAAGTCTCGAAGCTCGACCGGCGTTGGTCAAAAGATTGATTTGGAGTACAACATTGAAACCATGCGCATTACTGATGAAGGTGGAGACGAGGGAACAGGATACAACAAACCACAAAGTTCCATTATGGATTCAATCAAGGCCCGCAGCCAGGTCAAGGCTGCTGACGCCCCAGAAGAAAGCTCGCCATCAAAATGGGACCGACCCACAGGAACCCCTGCATGGGAGCAGGGGCCTAAAGTAACAGCAGATGTTCAAAGTTCAAAACTAAAACAACTGCTGGGACAGATCAAAAGTAATTAAGCGTTTACCGCTTTGATCACAACAAAGTTTAGTACTATGGCTTCAGACAGGGGACCAGCTGAAAAATTGGTTATACTAATTCTACAACTGCCTGCGGCAATTGCATCAACGTGAGTGTTGTAGGCGCCAGCTGTGGCACCTGAACTGATAGCAGTAACAACCACATCAGTGGCTGCAATAGTGCTGTTGGTAAAAGTAAAACTCACTTCAGCCGCTGCCGACAACGCAGCATTGTTCATGGTGATTTGTCCACAGCGTTTGTTGAGTGTTACACCAGTTGATTTACTGGTGGCCTGTGTGACAGTGCCGCCAGTACCGGTGCTGTATCCCACAGCAGATTCTGCGCTGCCCAGCAATGGGCGATTTAGATCGTAAACAGTTACGGTGGTGCCGCCGTCTGTAGTGGTAAATTGAAACTGATAAGTTCCTGTGGCGGCAAATGTGATCACATTTGAACTAATGCCTTGAATGCCTACAATGCCCAAAGTCACAGCAGCCGGCAATGTAACAGTGTAAGCTGTATTGGTGATGTTGATGGCCAGCTGTACTATACCAGCACTGCCGCTGGTGGGAAAATTGCTAAAGTTTAAACTGATACTGCCAGTTGTGCTGACGTATTGATATTGTCCTGCAGAATAGTCCACGCTGACTGAGCCAGAAGTTGTGGTAATTGGCACATAGGTATAGCTGACATCTTGCAATTTTACAGCATAAATGAGATTGTCATTCATGTTGTTGTCAAGTGTAGCACCAGTTAGTGCAGATTTAAAAACTGCGTTGGTTTGCAGTGCAGTTATTTCGTCTGCTGCATATTGAAAATTAGTGCTAGTGTTTGTGAAATTGTCCCGAAACCCTTGTGTGTTGTTGGGAACGCCGGCTACTGGATAGTTTCCGTCGATGTTGTTAGGGTTGATTTGACTGGTCATTGCGAATCCTTGATTGTTATAGATATTTATTGCTAACCAGATTTCGCTAAATAATCCAAAGGTCCCCGAGCAAATGCAAAAGAAAACTCGTAGCTTGTTAGAAGAATTGGATTCCATGTATGTGGAACGCGATCGTCGTCTAATAATTGAAAATAGAGCCAACAATGTGATAGAATCTGCTATTCGTTTGCTAGAGCAAATTGAAACAGAATACACTGCTGATCAGGCTGAAAATCTCACTAGAAAATTGCTCAATGCCATACGTCTTAAAGATTCCACAAAGTTTGCTAGATCTGTAAGGAGAACTCATGCAGATATATGAAATTACCAATGGCCGCCGCATGCAAGAAGTTTTTGCTCCTGGCGGCGCCGGTTCACAGGCAGGTTCATTCTTGGGAGGCGTGGGGCAAAATCTAGCCAAAGCCATGATCCCTGCAGGTGGTAATACAGACGCCGCGCCTGGCGCCAGCGTTGTTCCAGGACAAGCAAGCGGCGCAGCCGCGGCTGCTTCGGCACCTGCTGTGGCTGCGCTAGCCAAAACTCTGCAGGCACAATGGTCAGACACAGTGACACAAATGATGCAACAGGCCAAAAATCCCATAACTGGTCGAGCTGGAGTTCAAAGCATCAAGGACATTCAGCCAATTGAAATGCAACGAGCATTAATCAGTTTGGTAAACGGTAATCTTCAAAGAATGAGCGGTCGTTCAGTCAGCGACTATAAAAATGCTGCCAGTTTGGTGGACAAAGATGCCAATCAAGGTCAGTTGCGAAACATGGTCGGAGACATGAGTGCCACCATTGACAAAGCCATTGACGCACTGTTGATAACTGAACCCACTAGAGTCAATGCAAAAAAATTGGCTGACTTGTGGAATTCCATTGCTAAAATGAGCTATGGCATTGCCAACGAAGTTGAATTCAATCCAGTATCTGGCGCAGCCAGCACAAATAAAAATGCAGCTGAACCGCAGTTGGCACAGGCAGCGCAACGAGCTGGCCTCACAGCGCAACAACTAGGAATTACTGCCAAGGTTCCACAGCAACGTGATCCAGCACTAAACAAGGTGCTGGCCAGTATGGGCCTGTTGCAAGGTGCCCCACAACAACAACAAATGGCCGTGGCCGAGGCAAAAAAATGAGACTATTAGAAGGCGGCAATGTATTCAAAGATGCTGATGGTAAACCACTTACTGGGCGTATCAACCAAAGCGATGTAGCAGCCACAGTACAATGGCTAGAAACACTCACAGGATTAGAATTCCCACGCGAGCGTTGGCTGGGATCAACCGGACGTAAACCTACATCAGGCGACATGGACATGGCAGTGGATGCCAGCGAAATATCCAAAGAACAATTGGCAGCAAAACTAACACAATGGGCAACCAGTCACGGTGAAGACCCTAAAGCCTGGGTAAAGAAAAGCGGCGAAGTACACTTACGTACACCTATTAATGGTCGTCCAGAAAATGGTTATGTGCAAACAGACTTCATGTTCTTTCCCAATCTGGACTGGGGACAGTTTTACTATGGTGGTGCAGATGATTCGGCCTACAAAGGCATGAATCGCAATGTGTTGATGAGTTCAATTGCCAAACAACAGGGACTCAAAGTGGGTGCTAATGGCATGTTCAGTCGCACCACAAACCAACTGGTAGATGGTGGCATGGATCCTGACTACGTGGCCAAAACACTGCTAGGACCCAAGGCCACTAGAGCAAATCTCAAGAACGTGGAAAGCATTTATGCTGCTCTGGCCGGAGACAAAAACCGAGATGCCAAGCTGGCAGACTTCCGTGAATACCTGGGCCGTGAAGGCCTACAAGAGCCAGGTGCTGTGAATGAAAACACTGAAGTGAATTTTCTAGCCAAGTTGCGCGACAGAATTGTAAATCAAGGCATGACACCATTGATTGAAACAGAAACAGCCAACCCATATCAAATTTATGAAGCTGAAGAACCAGGCGTGGGTGGCCGGGCCAAAGGCATCGAACACCTGGAAGATCTTGTGTTTCGCAAAGGTTCACGCGGCGTGGATGAAGCACTGGCCATTATCCAGCATGCCGCAGATGCACCACAAAAGACCACCAGTGTGAAGTGGGACGGCAAGCCTGCTGTGATATTTGGCCGCAAGCCTGCCACAGGTGAG